GTCTTGACAAACGCCGCCGAAACAAACGAAGCCTTAGAAACCTACCGAGGTGCGCCTGAAGGTCAGCACCCGAACCCTTCCACCTTCGCCACCACCCTCGACGATTACGAGCGCCTGCTCGACGAAGTGTGCACCGCCGCCCGCGAGATCGACGAGAAGCTGATCGGCGGGCGTTCCACGCTTCAACCCGTCGTCCGCAACACCAGCACCGAGCACCAAGGCCCGCCGCCTCTCCTGTCGGCCAAGCAGCGCATGGAAGCCTCCAATGCTCGCATGGTCATGCTGGGCGAGGTGCTCACGCGCTTGGCGCGGGCGCTCTAGGTCGCCGATTTTTAAACTGGTCTGAAAATGGGCAAGCGCACAGGCAATCCGAGGGGCCGGCCGCCAGGTCAGCCGAACAAAGCAACGGCCGCCCGCGAGGCCGAAATCAAAGCCTCCGGCCTGACGCCGCTGGACTTCATGCTCGGCATCCTTCGGGACGAAGATCAACCTTTCGCCAGCCGCTTCGCCGCCGCGCAGGCCGCTGCGCCCTTTGTCCATCCCAAGCTCTCTTCGATCGAGGCAAAGGTGGACGCGGACGTGAAGGGCACGGTTCGCAAGATCGAGCGCCGAGTTGTCGACCCTCGAAATTCAGACGCCTAGGGCGTTCCTCCCGCTTCTCAGCCCGGCGCGCTACAAGGGCGCCCACGGCGGGCGGGGTTCAGGCAAGTCGCATTTCTTCGCCGAGTTGCTGGTTGAGGCGTGTGTCGCCGACCCAACGACTCGCGCGGTGTGCATCCGTGAAATCCAGAAGAGCCTTGACCAGTCCGTCAAGCAACTGGTGGCCGACAAGATCAGGACCATGGGCGTTGACGCCTACTTTCAAATCCTCGACTCCGAAATCCATGTCCTCGACGATGATGGCAACCGCACCGGTCTGATCATCTTCCAGGGGATGCAGAACCACACGGCGAACTCGATCAAGTCGCTGGAAGGCTATCGCATCGCCTGGGTCGAGGAAGCGCAGTCGATCAGCCAACGCTCGCTTGACCTGCTCACCCCGACCATCCGCGCGGCCGGCGCGGAAATCTGGTTTTCCTGGAACCCGGACAAGCCGAGCGATCCGGTGGATGCGCTGTTGCGCAGCGAGGAAGCCAAGACCGACCCGGACATCATCTGCGTTGAGGTGAACTACCTCGATAACCCCTGGTTCGAGGAAACCTCCCTGGCGCGGGACATGGAGCGCGACCGCCGCCGCGACCCTGACCGCTACGCCCACATCTGGCTTGGCGGCTATGGCCGAAACTCCGAGGCGCGGGTGTTCCGCAACTGGAAGGTCGAAGCCTTCGAGACGCCCAAGGACGCCCTGCATCGTTTTGGGGCGGATTGTGGCTTCGCCGTCGATCCTACCGTGCTGGTGCGCGGTCACATCGTCGGGCGCACGCTCTACATCGACCAGGAGGCTTACGCGGTCGGGTGCGAGATCGACCACACGCCCGCCTTGTTCGACACGATCGAGGGCGCCCGCTCCTACACCATCCGCGCCGACAGCGCCCGTCCCGAGACGGTCAGCTACATGCAGCGCAAGGGCTTCAAGGTCATTCCGGCCACCAAGGGGCCGGGCAGCGTGGAAGACGGGATCGAGTTCCTGAAATCTTACGACATCGTCGTGCATCCGAGGTGCAAGCACGCGATCAAGGAACTGACGGACTACTCGTTCAAGCGCGACCCGCTCACCAACGATGTCCTGCCGATCCTTGAGGACAAGGACAACCACGTCATCGACGCCCTGCGCTACATGCTGGAGGGGTTGAGGCGCGCCGTCCGGCCATCGCAACCCGCCAAGAGCGGCAACCCGCCGGACCTCTGGGGCCGCGCCAAACGTGAGGAATCCTCATGGAAGACGGCGTGACGGGCGCGGGCGGCGCGAGCCTCACCTCGCTCAAGAGCATGGTTGAGGAAGCCCTGTCGCTGACCGGCACGGCCAGGCTGGAGGCGGCCAAGGACCGCGACTATTACGACGGGCCGGGCCAGTGGACGGACGCCGAGCGCGCCGCTCTCAGGAAGCGCAAGCAGCCGGACAACTACTTCAACCGCATCCGTCCCGGCATTGACGGGATCCTCGGCGTGCTAGAGCAAGGCCAGACGGACCCGAAGGCGTTCCCCCGGAACCCCGATGACGAGGACGCCGCCGAGGTGGCGACCAAGTCGCTGCGCTACATCGAAGACCGGGCGCGCTTCGACCGCACCAAGCTCGACTGCGCCGAGACGTTCTTCATCGAGGGCATCTGCGCCCTGATCAACGAGGTGGATGACGATCAGGAGATCGCCCCGACCCTCATCGCCTACAGCGAATTCATCTACGACCCGCGCTCACGCCGGAGGGATTTCAGGGACGCCCGCTATCTCGGCGTCGCCAAGTGGCAATGGGCCGATGATGTGGCGGCCCGCTATCCCGACGCCAAGGTGGACGTTGAGGCGGCGGTCAACACCGGGTCGATGGTCGATCAGATCAACGAGGACAAGCCGACCGGCGGCGTCAGCGGCGCGGTGGCCTGGGCCGACCGGCGCAAGCGCCGCCTCCTGGTCGCTGAGGTGTATTACCGCGAGGGCCCTCAGTGGATGCGTTGCGTGTTCCACGCGGGCGGCATTCTGGAGGAGGGGCCCAGCCCCTATCTCGATCAGAAGCGCCGGCCGAAATGCCCGATTGAGGCGGCGTCCTGCTACGTCGATCGCGAGAACAACCGCTACGGCAAGGTCCGCGACATGCGCGGGCCGCAGGACGAGATCAACAAGCGGCGCTCGAAGCTTCTTCATGAGCTGAGCGTCTCGCAAATTCAGGCGGTCGATCCGGCCGCCGTTGAAGTGGATGCGGAACAAGCCCGCGCCGAGGCGTCGAAGCCTGATGGCGTCATCCCCTTCGGGTGGCAGCGGGTCAACCGCTCGGACATCGCCGCCGGCCAGGCGCAACTGCTCACCGAGGCCAAGGCCGAGATTGAGCGGATGGGGCCGAACCCGGCCATTCTCGGGCGTCAGGGCGAGAACTCGTCAGGCCGGGCCAATCTGGTCCGCCAGCAAGCGGGCCTGACCGAACTGGCGACCGTGCTGGGCGTGTTCGATGATTTCCTCCTGCGCTGCTATCGCGGCATGTGGGACCTGGCCAAGCAGACCTGGCAGGGACCGAAGTGGATTCGCGTCACCGACGAGGAAGGCTCGCTCGAATGGATCGGCCTGAACAAGCCGACCGGCATGATGGGCCACAATGGCGGCCCGGAACTTGAGAACCCCGTCGCCGAAATGGACGTGGACATCATCATCGAGACGACGCCGGACACGGCGAACGTCGCCCAAGAGCAATTCCAGATGCTGACGGACCTGGCCAAGGCCGGATTCCCGATCCCGCCGCTGGCGATCATCAAGGCTTCGTCGCTGCCGAACAAGCGCGACATCCTGAACGAGATGAAAGCGGCGGCCGAACAGCCCGATCCGGCGAAGGAGCTGGAGAACGAGGGCAAGCTCGCCGAAGTCAACAAGACCAAGTCCGAGACGGCGCTCAACATCGCCAAGGCTCGGAAGGAATACCACGCCCCTCTGCTCGATGCGGCCCAAACCGCCGCCTCGATCCACCAGGGGCACCAAACCGCCGCCGGGGGTCCTGCCGAAATGCAGGATGCGGGCGCCACGGAAAGCTACCCGCCGCAAGGGGAAGCCGGGCCGCCGCTGATCGGGCGCTGATCGAGCCGCCGTCGTTACGGGCGAGGGATATCAAATGCCGTTGGAATTCTTGGACGGGGATGACACCCCGCAATCGACCACGCCTGTCTTGAACGCCGAACCTGCCGATGATCAGGGCGGCCCCGTGAGGGGTCCTGACGGTCGTTTCGCCGCCAAGGAAGCTGAAGCCGCTGCAACGACCGCCGAGGGGCAACTTGCCCCTCAAGTCGCCGAGGTGGTCACGCCCGCCGTTCAACCCGAACCCGCCCACATCCCTATCTCGGCGATGCTGGACGAACGGGAGAAGCGTCAGGCCGCCGAGCGCCGCGCGCAGGAAGCCGAGGACCGCGCCCAGCGGCTCCAGGCCGAACGCGAGCAGCAAGCCGCCCCCCGTCCGGTCCCTCCCGACCCCGTGGACGACCCGGACGGCTTCGTCGCCTATCAGGACCGTCTGGCGCTCAACATCCGCCTCGACGTTTCCGAGGACTTGGCCAGGGCCAAGTACGGCGACGACGTGGTGAATGAGCTCCAAGCGTGGGCGGCCAAGCGGTTCGCCGCGAGCCCGGCCTACCAGCAGGAAGTCAATTCCAACCGCAATCCCTACGAGTTCGCCATGCAGGCGTTCACCCGCGAGAAGCTCTACGCGGAAGTGAGCGCCTCCGACCTCGCCGAATTCAAAGCCTGGAAGGCCGCGCAAGCCGCCGGCCAGGTCGCCACGAACCCCGCTCCGGCCGCTCCGGCCGCTCCCCAAAACATCGCGCCACCGCGCTCCATCGCCTCCCTCTCGTCCGCCGGCCACTCAAAGCCTGGCGAGGCGCCCGTGGGGCCGGGCGTGTCGTTTGACGCCACCTTCGAAAGGTAACTCCCATGGCCGAAGTGGCCCTGAACTCCGCTTCTGAGAAGCAAATCTGGCTGAAGCAATACTTCAGCGAATACGTCCGCGAGAGCGGCTTCAAGCCCTACATGGGCAAAGACCTTTCCTCGATCATCGTCGTGAAGTACGAGCTGCAGGAGGAGTCCGGGAAGACCATCAACATCCCGCTGATCCTGCGCCTGACCTCGGCCGGCGTGACCGGCGGAACCATCCTCGACGGCAATGAAGAAGAAATCGGCAACTACAACTGCTCCTTTTCCGTGGACTGGCGCCGCAACGCCATCCGTGTGCCGAAGTCGACATCCTACAAGACCGAAATCGACCTGTTCGGCGCCGGCAAGGTCCTGCTGAAGCAGTGGGAAGCCGAGATGCTCCGCGATGACATCATCAAGGGGTTCCTCAGCGTGGTCACGACCGGCGACACGACCGTGAACCTGGGCGACAGCTCTGCGGCCAACCGCAACGCCTACGCCGCCGCCAACTCCGACCGCCTCCTGTTTGGCAAGGTGAAGTCCAACTACTCGGCCACCTGGGCGACCGCCCTGGGAACCAACCTGGACTCGACCAACGACCTGTG